ACGGAGCGCCGGTGGGGTTCGCCGAGGCGACGATCCGCTCGCCTTCCAAGAACTGGAGGAAGGGATCCGTCAGCGCCGACCCGATCGTCACGCCAAATGCGCGGTCGATCGTGATGAGCGGGTTAGCGCCCACCGAGAAGATGCGCGCCTTCACGCCGTTGCCGTAGCCGACCAGCATCCGGTCGTGCTCGTTCTTGAGCCGCGTCACGAGGTCGGGCAGGGCGCGCTCCATCCAGTTCAGATAGGCGCCCATGTCGCCCTTGACGCGCCGCATCACGTCGCCCGTCATCTCGACGACGCCCTGAACCTTCTTCAGGTTGATACGGGAGTTCTTGATGACCGGCCCGTCGGGCACCGGGATGTACTCGCCCTCGGCCCGGGCGCCCACACCAGCGGGGAGCTGGAAGTATTGGGCCGTCTCGATGTAGCGCCCGCCGGTTGTCTCGTCGCTCTTGACGTTGTTGTCTTCGTCGAAGTAGGACAGCAGCTCCGAGTCCGACACGACGTTGTAGATGACGGGATCGTTGAAGAAGATCTTGAGCGCCTCGTTGATGTCCGAGGCGCCGCCGGCGTTGAACGCGGTGGTCGTTACTCCGGGACTCAGGAGGAACGGCATCGCCCCCAGCGCGGCGGGTGCGAAGAGCGCCACGAGCAGGAGGGTGCAGAGCACCCCGAGGCGCGTAGCGCTGAAGGAAATCAGTTTCATGGGACCCCCTACGTCACAAGGTTCGCGAACGGAGGGCGCGTCGGCTTACGGCTGCAGGATCTTTCGCAGCGAAGCGATGCGCTCCTTGACGCCTTGCTGGGCAGGGACTTCGATCTTCGTCGGTCGGGCGCCAGCCCCAGCACCGGGGATGGCGGCGGCTTCGCGTCGATCTACGCTCGCCTGCTTCAGCTTTGCGCCAGTCGCGAGAGCCGTGGGTACGTCGGGGATGCTAGGCGCGGGGGCCTTCTGAGGGGCGGCCGCGGTAGCGCGACGGAGCGGCTGTCCACTGGACAGGCCGGCCAGAGCCGACTCGGGCGTGAGCCCGTGGTGGCGGAGCCGACGGTCGAGGATACCGATTACTTCCTCTGGGCGCAAGCGGGCGACTTTGGGATTCGCCCGGCACCACGCCGCCACGTCCGTGAGACAGTCGTCGCGGAAGAGCGCGGCCTCATCCTCCTGCATGTCCGCGGGGATGATCGCCTCCACCGTGTCGCGAATCTTGCGCCCCTGCTCCCGAACCGCCCGGATCTGTCCGAGCTCGCGCTCGGTTTGCCGGCTGCGATCGGCCCGGTCCCTCCCGAGCTCCGCACGACGCGCCCGGGCCTTGTCGGGGTCCTGCCACTCCTCGAGGTCTGCGGTGACCTTCTCGAAGACTTCGGGGAGCGAGAGGAGGTGTCGCACGAGCTCGACCTGAATCTCGGGCTTCACGCGCTCGGCGAGGAACCCCACCGGGTCCAGCTCCAGGTGCTGCTCCACAATGTCCAGCTCCTCACGCTGGCGGTTCACCGCCTCCATCGAGCGGGCGAACTCGTCGCGCCGGAGGCCGCCCTTGAGCGCCTGATTGAGACGTTCGAGCGTCGCCGCGTCCTCGACGGCCAGCTTGATCGGCTCCTCGCCGGGGCGGCGGCCCGGGATCTCGGCGACGAACTCCGCCTTGGCCTCGGCCCCTTCTTCGCCTTCCTTGCCCTCTTCGCCTGCCGGCTTCTCCTCTGGCTTTTCCTCGGGCGTGACCGGCTCGGCGGCCGGTTTCTCTTCGACCGGCGTCTCGGTCTCGACGGGCTTCTCCTCCGTCGCGGGCTTCTCTTCTGCGGCCTGGGACGCCGCCAGGTTGGCGCGCGCGGCCTCGACGGCCCCGGCGATCGTGGTGGGCTTCGCGGGCGGTTCGGCGGGCTTCTCGACCTCGGGCTTCACGGCTGTGGTCATGGGATCCCTCGATTTGGCGTTAGCGCACGCGACGCGCGCGCTGCACTTTGCCCTTGCGCTCGGGCAGCTCTTTCATCGAGCGCCCGTGCATCTTGCCGACGATCTCGGCGGCGGTGGCCTTGTCCATGCCGCCCTTCTTCTTCGCCTTCCCCGCCAGGACGACATGGGCGTAGCGGACCTGGGCCTGGGACTCGGGCATTAGGCGGCGGCTCCGGTCTGGGCGGGTTGCTCGGCTGCGGGAGGCTTCGGCGGCCCACCGTTCCCGCCGCCCCCACCTTGCTGGTCGATCCCGGCGGCGCCGGTGATCCGGGCCGTCATCACAGCCTGCTTCAGCGCCTGGAGCTGCTTCGCCGCAAACGCCTGCTGGTGCATCGTCCGGTGAATCACGAACTGTGACTGCATCTGCGGGTCAATCCGCAGGAACTCGGGCGCGGCCATGAAGTTGTCGAGCACGGCGAGGTGCACCTCGTCGTCGTACCACTCGAACACCGGGATCTGCGTGGCTGGCACGCCGCGGGCGAGCTGGCCGTTCTCCTGCTGCGCCGTCACGAAGTGCACGCCGCCCGGCCAGGCGGTACGCGCGAGGTGCGGGAAGCGCGCCATCTCGAGCCACTTCTGGATCGCGCGGGGATCCCCGGGCAGGCCGAACGCCCCCATCTGATACATCTGGTTCACGCGGTTGATGCGCTCCGAGCGGCTCTCGGGGAGCATCGACTCGATATCCGCGATGATGTTGACCTTCCCCTCGCGGAAGAGCTCGGGGTAGACGTACATCGTGCGCGGCACCGAATCCTCGCCGGCGTACTCGATCACCTTCTCTTCGGTGTAGAGCTTGCCGAAAATCACGATCCAGTCGTCGGCCATCCGCGCCAGCTCCTCGACGGTGCGGCGCGCGGTGCTGCCGAGGAAACGGTCGGAATTGTAGCGCAGCTCCTTGATGAGCTTCCCGGACGGGTCGGTCGTCGGCGGCGAGCCCTCGGCGCCCTCCACGTTGCCGAGCTTCTCGAGCTCCTCCGTCATTAGCTTGTGCGAGTTGTAGACGTCGCGGCCGAGACTCGGCGGCGGCACGAACTCGAGCGCGGGGACGTTCGGGCGCCGGCGCACGGTGTAGCGCGCGCCCGGCTTGTTGGTGAACTCGACGTCCTGGAGCCCCGACTGGTCGTCGATCAGCGCGATCGGATCGGAAACGAGATTCGCGTGCTGCTGGATCTGCGCGATGTGGCGGTTCACCGCGCGGTTGATCGGATTCAGCATCTCCTGGGGGCTCGTGCCGCTCGGCCGCCCCATCACCTTCACGAAGTCGAAGGTACGAATCGAGCTCGCGCTCTTGAAGCGGAACGGGCGCTGGCCGTCGCGGAGTACCCGGTCTTTCGTCGCGACGAGGAGGCGGCCGCCGGGTTTTTGGTCGTCCTCTTCCATCCCGGGGAACGCGCAGGGCCGCTGCCAGAGCGAGAGGACCTCGACGTAGCCCTCGCCCACGGGCGAGCTGGCGAACTCGGAGCCCGGCTTCGCGGAGGCGGCGCCGAAGAAGCCGGTACCGAAGAGGAGGCGCGTCAGGTAGCCCGGATCGTCCGTCCCGTCGAAGATCGCGTCGGGTTGCACTTCGACGCCGAAGAGCTCGTACACCTCTTCGGGCGTCAGGAAGCTGCGGAGCTCGTGCCACGACTTCTCGTGCCAGGGCTGCGGCCCCCACTGGCCGCGGCACTCGAGACAGGAGAGCACGTCGATGCGAAGGTCGCCCTCGTGCTCGCTGTAGGCGGTGCCCGTCTGCAGGCCGTCCATCGTGAGCTGCGCCTGGGGCACAAAGTTGCCACTCGCATCCGGGGCGTACGGCGCGTCGGGCACCACGCGCACGATCGGCTGGCCGTCGGGCCCGGGGACGGGCATCCCGTCGGGGCCGAGGAGCTGCAGGGCCGCGGGGCCACGCGCGGCTTTGAGCGCGCCCTTGCGCGGATCGACAACCGACATGAGGTGCGCGCGGCCGCCCGGAATCATCCAGGCCATCAGGCGGTCAAGCACCTCGAGCATCTGCGTCTCGCGCCACTTCGTCTTGAAGATGGTGTCCGCCACCTCGGCGAGCTCGGCGTCGAAACGGTCTCCGGTCGACGGCTGGAACGTCAGGATCGGCGGATTCTCGGTGAGCCGCGAGTGCGTGAGGATGTACCAATAGAGCACGCGGTTCACGACGGGCCGCTGGCGCCACCGGCGCTCGTCGTCGGTCATCCACTGCGTGATGTCGAGAAACTTCTGGAGGTAGGGGTTATAGACACTCCAGTGCTGTCCGGCGAGCATCCGAATGTTCTCTTCCACCTGACGGTCGCGGCGCCGGAGCAGCTCGTCCTGTCCATGCCAGAACCGCTTGGCGAGCGCCACGCGCTTCGCGTCAAACTCGTCCGGCGTGAACGGGTCCGCGCGGAGTGGCGGCACGCCAGCGTAGCCGGCCATCAGCTTTGCCCCCAGTAGTCCGCCACGAATACGTCGCCAGGGACGGCGGCGTCCAGCAGCGTCACCGTCTTCACGGCGATCGAGTAGCGGTTGGAGTCGACACGCGCGCCGTTCTTATACAGGGCGAACCCGGCGAGCGACGCGCCCGCGGACAGCGGGAGGGCGGTCAAGGTCAAGCTGGTCCCCGTGACGCCCGTGATCCGGTCGGTCGCGGCCTGAGCGCTCGCCTCGCTTGCGAAGACCGAGACCGTGGGCTGCCGTGTCAGCGATCCCCCCGGGGGGGGCGGCGGCGCGATAAAGGTCGCCGTGCGCCGCACCAGGAACACATTGAAGTCGGGCGCGGTGGCCGGAGGCGCCGTCTCGTCCCCCACCCCCCATTGACTCCCGGTCTGCACCGGGTCGGCGATCTGCGTGTTCGGCAGGTTCACCGGCAGCCCGTTCCACACGAGCGGGCCGAGTACCGGCGTCCCCGCCTGGCCCCCCATGCCGGCCCACACGTTCCGCATGTCGTGGACGACGAAGGTGTCCCCGACGCCGATCCCGAAGTCCGCCGGATTGAAGGGGATGCTGGAGAGCCCGGCGTGGTTGTAGTACAGCACCCAGCCGCGGCCGCTCTCGTATTTCGTCGTCGGAATGGAGACGACGAGCGTCACCACGGGGTTCGCGGCCGGCGAGGTGTCGAGCGTGAAGCCCGTGTCCGTCTTCCACTGTGCAATCGTGCCGAAGGGATGCGCGGACGTCACAAACGCCGAGATCGGCGGCTCGCCCGATCCCTGCACGCGGTAGTAGATGTTGTTGCGGACGGTCCAGCCGGCCGGGGCCGGCAGCGTGTCGACGAAGCGCGTCGCAAAGCCGTTCCAGCTCGCGCCGGCCGGTTGGACGATGAAGACGTTATTCTCAAACAGCACGGTGCCGCCCGCCGCCAGCGTCCCGTTGAAATGGACAACGCCGAACCCCGACCCGCCGCCCTTGCCGTAGTTGTTAGTCACGACGATGTTCGCGCCAATCCGTACCGTCGCGGGGTTGAACCCGATCTGAATCACCCGGTCACCCTTGTTCAGGGCGTTGAAGAAGTAGTTGTGGTCGACGGTGATCTCCGACATCGTTTCGGTCGCGCCCCCAATCTCCAGGGACGTGGCGTCTTTGCCGCCGACGTTCGCCAGGCTGTTGAGCACGCCGGAATTGACGACGACGTTGTACAGGAGGTTGATGCCCTCCTCGAAGTCCCGAACCCCGGCCGTCGAGTAGCACTGGATGGCGACGCCGTGGTCGTTGAACATCACGTTGCGCTCGATGTTCAGTCGCGGCGCGGTGTTCTTGTGGTGGATGTAGAGCTGGTGTGCCCCCCCGTCGCCGTTCCCCACGTCGGCGTTCCCCGCGTTGTAGAGCAGGCACCCGTAGACTTCCATGTCATTGGACTGGTAGTCGATGAAGACGTTGCCTTGCCCATCGTGCAGGAGGCAGTGGATCAGCTTGATCCCGCTGTTGTTCGAGCCGAAGTGCGAGAAGCAGATGGCGCCGCCGGAGATGCTGCGGATCGCGAGCGCCACGTCTAGCTCGAGGCCCCAGAAGCGGACGTACTGCCCCCCATCGAACTTCACGCTGTCGATACTGGTGGGCGTGAGCGTCAGCGTGATGGCTTCGCCGCCCGCCGTCGCCCCGCGCAGGTTCGGCTTAATTGAGACGGACGTGTTGGCGTTCTGCACGATGGTGGTGCCCGCCGTGACCACGTAGACGCCGGCGGCTGGACCGGAGGCGATCGTGAGCTGGTGGCCGATCGAGACGCCCTGGTTCACGCCCGCGTTCTTGTGGACCGAGACCGTCGGCGACCCACTCCCGTTGACGCCGTTGACGGACGTGGCCCCGGCCGTCGCGGCCGCCGAGGTGTTGGTCTCGCGGATGATGGCCCGTTCTTGGTTGATCGGGTCGGTGCCGAGATAGTTGCGGAAGGTGATTGGCGCCTGCGCCGTCCCGACCAGCGTCATCCCCCAATTGGTGTCGATGTTGTTGTACACGCCCCCGCGCACCCAGATGAGGTCGCCCGGGTGGATGGTGTTCGCCGGGAAGCCGCCATTGAGCGCGGTCTGGAGGTCCCACGGACTGGCGAGGGTCCCGGGATTGGTCGGCCCACCCGACGTCGCGACGTAGTATTCGGGCATCTCAGTAGGCTTGGTACCAGTAGTCGATGACGAAGACGTCTCCGCTGATCGCGGCGGTGCCGAGGGTCACGCTGTTCCCCGCGACCGTGTAGCCGCCCGCGCCACCCGCGGGGTCGAGCAGGAGCCCGTTCTTACTCACGCGGAACGGCGTCGGGATGGCCGAGTTCGGATTCAGGAGCGGCGCCTTCGCGAGGCCGATCACCAACCCGGTGAGCCCGGTGAAGCGTTCCGACCCTGCCAAGCCTGGCGCGGAGCTGGCGTAGATGTCGGTCATCGGTTGGGGCATGGGGACCTCTTCACGTCTGGGAAGCGTCGCAGAAAGTGATGTTCCCGTTGCCGGTCGGGGTGAACGTGATTTTCACGAGGCCCTCACCGTAGTGCGGGTCGATGTCGAGCACGGCCTCGACGTTCACGGTGATTGCGACGTCCACGGGCTGCATCTGCGTGTACAGGGTATCGACGCCATCCGGCCGCACGAAGCGCGCGGCGAGCGTGCCGCCCGCGCCCGACGTCTTGAAGCGCACCCGCATCCGCTCCGCCCCCGCAATCGGGATCGTCGTGCTGATTGGGACGGCGTTCAGGAACGGCGACCCGGCCACGAAGTCGCCCCCGACCGCCCAATGGCCGCGCCGCTCGCTGACGACGGGTTGACGGGTCATCGCTACGCGGGCGCCCCCGCGGCGACGGGGACGCCGAGCTTATCCGCGCAGATGGCCGCGACGGTGTGCTGGTCCCACATCGACTGCCCCAGGGTCTCCTTTTTCTCCTGGATCTCGTCGATGGTGACCGACTCACAGGGGATGGTGGCGCTGTTAATGCCATCGGTGGCCACCACGCTCACGGAATAGGCCGTAAACGGATCGCCGGCACCGTAGGACGCGAGGTAGAATCGCAAGAGGGCCACAGCTCACTCCTGGTAGAAGAGGCGCAAGTTGTAGTTCGACTCGCCCTCGGGTGGCGGTTCGTCTCCCTGCACTTGGACATTCACCTGTCGAAATAGCCGAAGCATGGGCGCCTCTTAGGGTGCGATGAAGTAGGAGACGTTGCCGCGCCAAATGGTCTGGAGTTGGAGCGGCGCGACAATCGTCGTGGCGGTGTTCGCGACGGCAGACCGTAACGGCCCGTGCGCTTGGTAGTCGATCACGCGAATTACGGTATTGGCGGGGGCAGCCAAATGCTCGGTATCCCAGGCGGGGTTGCCGGGGAGATTCGTGGACGTGATGATCGGCCCCGCGCCCGCCACACCGATCACGTTGTATTTCTTGAACCACTGGATCGACGTGATGTAGTGAAAGAGCCCCGCGCCCGCGGCGGGCAGGGTGATCGTGAGCGCCGTGTTGACCGCGGCCGTGCCCGTGACGTGGAGCGTCGCCGCGCGTTGCTCCGCCACGGCGGGCAGGACGGTTTGATCGGAGGCGAGGACCACGGGCACCGACGCCGCCATCGTCTTCTGGCCGACGAGCGCCGCGGCACCATCGGACAGGCGGACGAACGCCGGGGCGCCAACCGCGGCGGAGATCGGGATCGCCGATTGGTCGCTCGCGATCGAGACCGCGAGGGCCAGGGCCATCGTCTTCTGCCCGAGCGTGGCGGGCAACTGCCCCTTGAGCGCAGCGTCGATCACCGCGCCGGCCGAGTCGAGGAGCTTCACCCGTCCAGCGAGCCGCGCATCACGATCGGCGACGTCGAAGAGGAGCCCGCCCGTGAGGGCCCCCAGGTTCACGTCGAGGCGACCGCCGACGAGGGCCGCGGGAAGCTGGCCCTTCAGCGCCGGGTCGATGACGGCGCCGGCCGAGTCCAGGATCTTCGCGCGGCCGAGCAGGCGGGCGTCACGATCGGTGACATCGACGGAAGACCCGCCCCCGGCTGACGGGACGACGCGCACCACGAGCCCGTAATCGCCAGCCGCGGGGTCGGCGTTCAAGACGCGCGCCCGCGCGGCTGGCGTTTCCTGGTCCGTGACGACCGTTCCCACGCGATGCACGAGCCCCGCCGCCGTCAGCACCTCGACGAGATCGAGGAAGCGATCCGTGACGATCAGGGCTTTGCGTTCGATCGCGGCCATTAGGACTTCATGTCCGCGAAGAGGAGTCCGATGGCCTCGTCGATCGTGTGCGCGGTCGCGGCGTACACGGTGCCGTTAGGGAGATGGAGTCGGACGCGCCACATGCGGCTGCCGACGATGCAGACGGAGTGAAAGGCGTGGTGCCGGATGCGGAGCGCCGTCAGGCGCCGCGTCGGGGTGTTGGCCTCGAGCGGGTACGGCAGTCCCGGCGTCTTGTAGCGCGCCCAGGCCCACTCTTCGAGACGCGCGGTCAGTCGCAGCAGCAGGCGGCACAGGCGATCGCGCACGGCCTACGGCGTCGGCGCCCAATTCAACTGGCAGCTATACGTAACGCCGGTGGTCCCCGCATGGATCGTCGTGACGGCAATTGCAGACACACCAGCGACGCGCTCGAGTACGTAACTCACCCACAGGCCGGTCACCGCGGGCACGAGAATTGGCCCGACGTCAGTCGGAGAGCCTGCAACTTTTAGATTGCTGACATCGTTTGACGTCGGCTTGCCGGCACTGAACAGGCACGTCACCGTCACCTTCTGTGGGCTGCCGATCGGAGCTGTGACGATCGTATCGCCAGCGGTAGGACTGGTCACGCTCCCGGCCGCCAGTTTTGTGGCCCCCTGTGCGCCGAGGATCGGCGGTAGGAGGACGAGCGCGAAGAGCAAACGTTTCATTGGCCGTCTCCCCTAGTTGCTGTACGGAGTCTGGAAAACATCGCAATAGGAGACCGTGGAGGGCGCGCCACCGTTCACGATCGCCACCTCGAGATAGGCGTGCCCGAAGTTGACGGGGATGTCGAAGACGAGCTCGGTGGCAGCCACGATCGCGGTGTCGGCCGGGTTTGCCGTGACCTGTGTGACGTTCGTTTTGTGATCGGCGAGTCGCCACCGCATCCGGAGCGTCCCGCCGGCGGAGGCGAGGACGGCGATTCGGATTCGCCCGGACCCCGCGACCGCCACGAGCACGCCGTTCGTATCGTTCGCGGGGATGACGGTGCCGGGGGCCAAGAATCCGAGGAGGCGTTGTGGGGGACGCCACGGCATCGGGGGCGCATTACGGGGACTGCCCGCGGGGAGATCGGTGAGATTGACGGCCATGTGGGCTCGGCGCTCCTAGGAGGTCGTCCGAAGATATAGGTCGTGCCGGGGCGGGGCAATCACACGCCAAGCTCGGGGAGGTCGGGCGAGACCTCGTTGCCCGCGAGCATCGCGAGCACTTGGCGCCGCGCGTCCTCGGGCGAGAGGGTCATCCCGGCGGCGTCGGCCTCGCGCTGGAGCTGCTCCACGCCTTTCTGAATCGTCGACGCGGAGAATTGCGCTTCCGCGGCCGCGCGGCCGACGGAGAGGGCCCGGCCCTCGCCGTCTACTTCGTCGGGAAGTCGTCGAGCGAGGGGTTCGCTGGGGCTGCCGGTGGTGGCGAGGCGTTCGGCGGCGATGCGCCGTCCCCGCTCGCCCCACCAGAGACCGAAGAAGACGCCGGCGGCGAGCTTGGCGAGGATGAGGGCGACGACGAGACCGGCGGTAAGGGTGTCGATGGGGCCTCCTGGCCGAGAATGGGCGTCGTGAGGTAGCGCCAGAGACGGCGATACCAGCGGCCGGCGCGGCGCGCGCGCTGCTGCGCGCTCTCGTACATGGCGAAGAGCAGGCCCATGTCCGACCGGGTGACGTGGAGATCGGGGTTCTGGGCGATCCAGTCGCGGACGCTGACGCCGGTGCCGAGCGGGCGCTTACGGGAGCTCTTCATAGTGCTCATCGGGGCGGCGGTTGAACGCGCGGTCCCCGCGGCCGCGCATGAGGCGCTCGCGATCGGCGGCGAGCATCTCGGGATCCCAGGCGGAGGGCTCGGCCGAGCCGCCCCAGGTGGATTTGGCGGGCGAGGGGCGCGAGGCGATGGCGTAGCGCGTCTCGTCATAGAAGTCGTCGCCGCCCTCGCCCCAATCGTCGGCGTCGGTCTTCAGGACGTCCTCGGGGTCGTCGGGGTCGATGACGCGCGTCTCGAGCACGTCGAAGCAGCGGCGATTCGTCTCGGTGTCGAAGAAGCGGAGGCGGGGGTGGATGTCGGTCTGGTTCGGGCCCCGGCCCTTGTACGAGAAGGCGTCGCGGAGCGCCTGCAGGCCCATCTTGCGGTCGATGTTCGCCTGGGAGAGCGGGAGGCCGAGCGCGGCGAAGGTGTCGGCGATCGTCGGCGTGTCTTCGCCGCGGGCTTTGATGTTGGCCCACGCGTCGTGCCCCGCGCTGATGTAGGTGAGCTTCGGGATCTGGAGCTGCGTGAGCCGTCCGTTCACGCGCTGCGCGATCTCGTGGGGCAGGAGCCGGCGCCCGGTCACGGTGTCGATCTTGAAGACATCGCCGTCTTCGGAGGTCGTGTAGAGCCCGAAGCTGAACGGGTGGTTGTAGCCCCAATCGAACGCGCCGAAGACGGGCCAGTGCGCCGGCCGCTCGAACGCGGGGATCAGGTGCACCTCGCGGCGGAGCTCGGCGAGCGCGGACCCGGCGCCCGCGGCGAAGTCGCCATCACGGAGCCAGGAGCGCCACGGCTCGGGCAGCCGGTCGAGCTTCTCGCCGTAGCGGGGGTCGCGCTGCATGAGCTCGGGGTTGTCGCTGAGGCGCGCCGGGATGAACGCGAAGTCCTCGGGCCGCTCGCCGTCCGCTTCGTGGAAGCGCCGCTCGATAAACCACCGCTTGAACCAGAAGTGCCCGGGGCCGCCGGGGTTCGACGGATAGAGCGCGAACGGCCGCGCCATCGGCACCGTCGCGCGGAGCCGGTTGCCAGTGAGCCAGTTGATCTGGAAGTGCGAGTAGTGCGTCGCCTCCTCGAAGATCATCCAGTCGTACTCGGGCCCCTGGTAGATAAACACGTCCTGGTCGTTCCTGAGGTAGCCGAAGTAGGAGCGGCTGCCGTTGAACCATGACACCATGAGGTCGTTGCCGTTGTACTTGTAGAGCTGGCGGCCGGCGATGACCTTCGGCACTTCGGCGAGGAACTTCTGGACGTGATTCTCTTTGACTTCGCGCTCCGTGCGACGAAAGAGGATCCCCGTCGAGCCGGGCCACATCATCGCCACGGCTGTCAGGATCGCGCGCGAGAAGTAGGATTTCCCGCTGCCGGCGGCGCCGCCGTAGCCGATGTGCGTGGGCCCGGGCGTGTTCTTGGGGCGGAAGATCGGCGTCAGCTTGTACGCTTCGTACTGTTTCGGCTGCAGGGCGTAGAGGACGAGGTTCAGCTCCGGCAGCTCGACGACGGGGATCTTGAGGATCGGCGGCAGGGCGGCCGTCATCCGATCTGGACCTGCACGGGGACGCTGTGCGCCTCGCACCCCATCTTCAGGCAGCGGGGGTCTTGTTCCGGCGCCCCGCAGTAGCACTTCTCGTCGTCGAGCCAGACGATTTCGTTGCAGCTCGGGTGGCAGTCGACGTGAATCGTGCGAAACTCGTCGAGGGAATTGTAAATCCCCATCGTGCTGTGCGGCGGCCGCCACTCGACGACGACTTTCCCGCTCTGGAGCAGCACGCCTTCGAGGACGCGGCCGGTGCGCGAGATGCCGGTCTCATCTTTCAGGCGGCGGAGGAAGAAGCGGCGCGGCGGCCGACTGCGCGTGCTGAAGCCGTGGTCGATCGGCAGGGGCGTGGCGGTCATCCGAACGCGACCGACGCCTGCTCGCGCAGGAAGCGCGCGTACAATGCCGCGAAGACCATGAACGGGTCGAGGCCGTACTTCGCCCAGAACGCGGCAGGCTGGAGGCGTTCCTCTTCGTTGTGATGATGGCGGCAGAGGGAGACGGCGACGTCGCCGTGGATGCGCGTCTTCGGGGTGTGGGCGGGGTCCGAGCTCGTCTCTTGGCGGAGGCCCAGGTGTTCGCACACGATGCACCGCTGCCATTTGAGCCACGTCAAGAACTCGGGCTGGCGGAGGATCTCGGGCTTCGGGGCGGCGATCACCCGATCTCTTTCACGACGATCGCGCCGTTCGGGGAGCCGAGGGCGACGAAGCCCACCGGCATCCGGGGATCGGCGAGGATGGGCGTATTCGGTCCCGTGCAGGGCGGCCGGTGGCGCAGGAGGTCGTCGGCGACGAGGAACGCTTCGACGAACTGCGCGTCGCGCGTCACGGGGCGAGTTGCTTTTCGAGAAACTCGAGATACGCGCCCTGCCGCGGCTTCTCGGCGTCGAGCATCTCCTGCGTGACCGTCACGGTCGTCGACATCGTGCCGGGGCAGGGGCAGAGCTTCCACCACGTGTCGTGGGTCAAGCACCAGAAGTGCCCGTTCCGCTCCTGGAGGTGGAGCTCGACCCGCTGCTCGTCCCGGGTCACGCCGCGGCCGCGTCCGTGATGACGCCGGCCTTTTTGGCGAGGGCGTGGAGGCCCATCGCGGCGAGCCAATTGACGACGACGGCGGCGACGCCGCCCAGATCGCCGGGGATGGGGGCGCCGACGATCGCGCCGAGTTTCGTGGCGAGGAAGGCGACGAGGAGCGCCACGACGGTCTTCACCCAATCGGGGGCGCGGGCGAGGGGGGCGGCGACGAGCTTGAGCGCCTGCGTCACGACGGTCGTGGCGAGCGCGATCCCGCCGAGCCAGAGCGCACCGAGGTCGGGGGGCACGCTCGTCTGGAGCGTGAAGCCGAGCAGGAGTAGAGTCAGCACAGAACCTCCGGGGTTAGTGACGAGGGGCGAAGTAGATGGCGTACACGATCACGGCGACGATGCCGCCGTACAGCAGCCAGAACCCGATGTCGAGGGCCCAGGTCGCGAGGGAGACGCCACTCCCCGAGGCTGCCCGGTCGTCGTCGTGGACGCCTCTCCCGGGCATTACTCGGCAGGAGAACGAGACACCGGCCGGCGGCTTCGGCGCACAAGGCATCGCCGAGCAGCGTACGTCCACGCCGCGCCACCGGACCTCGAGGGGAGCAGCGGGCCTCACACGACGACCGGCTCGAGGAAGGCGAGCACGATCCCGCGGAACAGGACGTCCTTGCGCCGCTGGGCCGGGGGGAGGTCGCCGTACGGCACGAGGCAGGGGTGCGTCTTCGCCTCGGGATCCTTCGTGGGCCCGTACGTCCAGCCCTCGGCCACCTTCAACGCCATCCAGCTCTCGTGCTGCGCGCGGGGGGAATCCGCTGCCCCGTCCACGACCGCTCGCACCCCCGCGATCGCGCTCTCGCGCTGCCAGTCGGGGGCGTCGTCCCACGCCACCTGGCTGTGGTCCCCCATCGTCTCGCAGTACGCCCGGTTCGCCTCGTGACACACTTCCGCGATCGCCACCACGTCACGCTCTTCCATGCTCGGGCCCCCTCCTCGGTTTCACGTGAAACTGCGGGCTGCCCAGGGATCGGACTTGACCGCCCCTCCAGCCGGGTTATCGCGATTCCGCGCTGGAGCGCACCTCATGGTGCCCCGGGCAAAAACTGCCTACTGCCACGTCGCTGTCTCCTCCACCACGACGAAAGTCTCGAAAATCCCGGGAAAATACCCGCCGCTCCCGACACCATCACGACACGCCACGACGAAAGGACCCCAAAATCAAAAACTGGGTCGCACGAGCCTAGCTGTCACCTGGGGGGCCCCGCTCTCCGCTTTTCGTTTTCGGCCTGCGCGGTCGGCGTCCACGGTCTGCGGCTGCTCGGGGGCGCGTTCCGTGCTCGCCTCCACCGACAAGCGCCCCGACAGGCGCGGCGGGCAGAGGGCTAACGCCTGCAAGCGCAGGAGCATGGCCAGCCTGCCTGCCCCTGATGCCCGATCAGTCCCCGTCATGTGCGGCCCTGACGGCGATGGTGAACGGCGTGCCATCGGCCCCCGTTAGCTCGGTGCGGATGGGCACGCCACCACGCGCAAGCAGCAGATCCAGCGCCTTGATGCGGTCCTGGATGGCGACCTGCTTCCCGTCCTTCTCGGGCAACGTGCCTTGCAGGGCGATGTGAGCGAGCTGGCGTGCAGCTCTGGGCGTCGCGGCTTCGAGGATCGACCGGGCAAGCGCCGACTTGGAAGCGCCCTTGTTGCCTGGGTTTCCACGTCGTAGTAGCCCACCGTTGCGGCCCGGCATCGTCTCGACAACGGTGACCACGGGCGCGGGGAGAGTGGCGATATCGTCCGACACGGCCACAAGGTACGCCTACGCGGTCACCCGAGCAAGTACGAAGCGCCACACGGAGCGCGAGCGCGCGCGGTGCACGATTTTCTTACGCGCCTACGGTGCGGTGTGTGGTGGGTTTGGGTGTGAGGGCTGGGCATAGACGGCAAGCGGCCCGGCTGAGGTAGCCCGGGCCGTGCGTGGTGTGGTGGGAGTGGCCGGCTGCGCCGGCCAGGGGTCAGGTGGGGCGAGGGAGCACACGGCGAAGCGTGCGGGCTTCGACCATGCGGGCGGGGTGGCGTTCGGCTTCGTGGACGACCTGAGCTTGCAGGCGGTCGATGGTGGCGTGATCGAGGCCGATGCTGTCAGCGGTCTGGGCGAGCCAAGCCGTGAGCGCGACGGGATCGAGGTAGCGCACGTCTGTGGTCTCGTCACGCGGAGCGGGCTGCTGCGAGCCGCCGTCCCCCGGGGTTGAGTGCTCGGTGCGGATATGCTCGGCGCGTTCGGCTTGGGTGAGCCACTCGCGGCTACAGTGCGGGCACATCATGGCGTCACCGTGGCGCGCATCTCGTGGAACGCGGTCACGTAGACGTGATACGTCAGCGGGCCGCCGTCGTGGTACTGCGACCACTCGTCGTACGTCATCGGCACGACGCGGGTGCGGTCATCGGTGAAGCCGTGATTGCATCCACCGAGCAGCGGGTGGCAAACGTGCGTTGTGTCGTCGGGCTGGGCGAGCCGCTGCGCGGGCGTCAGCTCCACGATGGCGCGAACGCCGCAGCGCGGGCAGGGGCAGAGCGGGACGAGGGGAGCGACGGCGAGCGAGGGCGCGGTCATGGGCGCACCCGGTCGGCGACGTAACGCTCAACAGCGGCCAGCGTCGCCTCGATCTCGTTCGAGTCGCTGGCCTGGACGTACACGTCCCACGAGCCCGCGCGGTGATCTGTGAACTCCTGCAGGATGACCACGCGGCCGCCGATGTTGTACGCGGTCAAGGTGAAGGCGTTGCGTTGCGCGGCTTCCCCTGCGAGCCAGAGCGCGAAGGCGCTGGGGAATCGCTCGGCGATTACTACAGAGCCGGGCTTGCGCTTGAGGGGCTGCGCGGCGGCGCGTGCGTTCTCTTCGCACTCGCTCGCCGACAGACAACACACGTCGGGGCTGGGGCAACGGTGTTCCATAGGTCACGCTCCTATGTGGGGTGAAGGTTGACTTACTCGGTCATCCTAGCCGTTTCGTCGTGTCCGCGCAAGTAGGGAGCGAGCACAGGCGGGGTGGTGTCAGGGTGAGGGGGGCAGGATGATCGTGCGTCCTGGGGCAACGTCGCGCGACATTTCGTCGTGTCGCGAGTGGGGCAAGTACAAACGGCCCGGGGCGAGCCCGGGCCGGGGTGAAG